CACAGATGTCCGTGTATCTATTAAACCTAGAAGTTCCCCCTGCATGTAGCTCCAGAGCTCCGTGAAAAAATATTTTTTTAAACGCTTGACATTTGACTTGAGCTATCTTATCTAGATGGGAGCTGAGTCGGAGCCGATTGATTTGATCACGATCCGTGGCCGACCAGCTAAAAGCAGGGACACACGGTCTTGTAAATTGGCTAGCCAGTCCCTGCACTAAACAACAGGAGAAATAAAATGAATAAAAGAAAATTGTTCGTGGTCAACGTTCCCGCTACTGCGTGCTACAAAGTTTTCGCAACAAATGAAATTGAAGCTAAGCAGATCCTGATGGAGGAAGCAGGTTACTCTATCAAAGCTGAGATACTCTTCTTGGACGATGAGTTACGTAAGGCTGAGGTAATTGAAGTTAATCCTGAAAAGAAAGTGAAGGTTGCGTAATGTGGACAGATAAGAATACCATTGCGCTCTTATGGGGCGTGGAAGACGTTCAGACTCAGGCTGCCGTTCGCGGCCTGAAGCTTACAAAGAAAGAATGCCGGCAGGTTCTCGAAGCCTGTTTAAATTGCCACGATGCTACGCTCGGTCTCTCTTGGGATATCTTGGATCATCACATCTATGCTTTGTTCGGGGACAGGATTGGGAAGGCAGCGTGACATGTGGACAATGATAATCATCCTCGCGCTGATCGCGATCCTGTATCCTGAGACTGCAGCCACCATCTGGATCGTCTTGGCCATCGGGGCATCTAAGCTTGTGTAACCCTCGTTCTCGTTCTCGCTGCCCCTTGGTTCGTGTTACAGTAAACACGACTCAGGGAGCCTGCTCCCCGAAGCCCGTTGGTGTGGCGTTTGATGTTTGCAACTAGAACTAGAAAATATGTACGGGTGGCAGGTCATTGGGACTTCAACTTGCAAATCCTTGTGGCTTATAGAAAGACTTTTTTTTGGAAATATTTAAAAAAATGGGCTTGACTTAATTAAAGCCATATCTTATCTGTATGGGATAACCAACAAAGGAGAAAAAAATGGGCTTTGACTTATACGGACAAAATCCAAAAATAAAAGAAGGCACAAAGAAACCAAAAGAAATAGACTACCGAACAGCAACGGAAGAAGAAAAAGACGAATACTTTAAAGCCGTTGATGATTACGAAAATCAAAACAAAGGTGTTTATTTTAGAAACAATGTGTGGTGGTGGAGAAAGTTAGCCGACTATGTTATGGAACATACAAAGTGCGTTGATGAAAAAGACTTTGATAAATGGCAAGAGAATGGCGGTCACGAGGTAGACGCCGAGACAGCAAAACAAATCGCCAATCAACTTGAACACTTAATCGCAACAGGTCACGCCGAAAAGTATGCGGAAGAAATAAAAGCAGAAATGCAAGAGGCGAAAGTACACAACGAGAAAGTCGAGCAGATGTTGTCGGAACTTCGTTTGGAAGTCGCTAAGGTTGTCGGAGAAGATAAAGCCGAGAAACTTGCCCCTGCTGATTATCCAAAACCATTGAACGAGAAATGGTGGGAGATAATTAATCAAAAAGACTATCGAGACAGTTATCCATTCAATATTGATAATGTTAAAGAGTTTATAGAGTTCGCCAGAAATTCTGGTGGCTTTAGAATTTGCTAATCACAACTCACGAGAACGGCACAATGCCGTTCTCGTTCTCGCCTGTGTTTGTGTTGGTGTGTTATAAACTAAACACTGGGGGACGGCACGGGGAACTGGTCGGTGTCAAGCAAAATAAATTTTTCTGAAGTCTTGTAATCTTATCTTAATGGGATTATATATTTTGAAACAAACAAACAGGAGTAATCAAATGACAAACAAAGTAGTTAAAATAAAACAATCTACTAAAGTCAATAAAGATGAAAAAAAGTTTTTATTGAATTATGGTATGATGAAAGAAACTATCAAAGGTCTAAAAAAACAAATGGAACTGATGACACCAGAAATCGCAGAACTATTTGAAAGAGTAAAATCTAACCTAATCGTTCTTGTGGATATGGATAATGACTTTGAGGGTTTTGCTCAAAAGATAAATCGTAAAATGAAACGATTTGATGTTTCTCGATTCAAAGAGGAGAACACCGAATTATATGAGAAGTATTTAATCGATAGTGAATCGACTGAATACAAAGTTGAATACAAATTAGCAAAACAAGCATAACAAGCTAATACAACCTACACTAGAAACCTTGTAATGTATTCTAGTGTGGGTTTTTAATTATATGTTTTTAATTTTTCTAATAATAATAATTATTTTTTTATTTCTTGTATTTAAGAAATAAATCTTTATAAGTTTAATAAACAAACAAGAGGAGTAAATATGCCTAACAATCTAATACAAATAGTTAGAAATAGTTTAACAGAAACTAATGCTAACAATGAAATAGAACAGGCGAGTAGCAACCCACTCGATACAAAGTTGAACTATCAATTTATGTATAAGCAGTTGGAAAGTGCAGTCGAGGAGATACTGATTAAGTACCCTAATGATGATGTAGTTAAGGAGTTAAGGGGTACAGTCATCAGAAACTTACAACCAATCTTAACACTTCTAAAGAATAGCCAAGAGTAATTGGCTACTGTATCGTGGGCTATGTAATGATAGCCCACTAATACCTACATAATAACCAGCATCACCACCAGCATAACCATCACCATCTAACCTGCGTTCAGCGTCAGGTACGCCTGTACCAATGGGGCAAGGCTCAACTAATAGGGCTACTATTAAAATCAACCACCACATCTTGTACCACGCATACAACTTATGATTGTAGCTAGGCTTCACCTTTAAACATAACATTTACACATACATAGAAATCAAATTAATTATGGTTTATATTAAAGGGGACCCATGGATAAATCGTTATATACAATCGATAAACTTAGAGAAGAAGTAGAAAAAAAATGGTTGAGTCACATAAAATTATGTCAAGATAATTTTTTATATTTTGTACAAGAAGTGTGGCCTGATTTTATTTGTCGTAAAGAAAAGGACCCAAAGAAATGGGGGCACCATCAAATTATTGCAAATCAATTTACCAATATAGCCAGTTTAAAAAAAGGGAGGCTCATTATAAATATGCCTCCACGTCATACTAAATCTGAATTTGCTTCGTATCTTTATCCTGCTTGGATGATAGGGAAGTTCCCCAAGATGAAAATTATGCAAGTTTCACACAACGCAGAACTTGCTGTAAGGTTCGGTAGTAAGGTTCGTAACTTAATGGAACAAGCAGAATACAAACAAATCTTTGGTGATGTGAAATTAAAAGAAGACTCTAAAGCAAAAGGACGTTGGGAAACAAATCATGGTGGTGAATATTATGCTGCCGGTGTTGGAGGTTCCATTACAGGACGAGGTGCGGATTTATTAATTATAGATGATCCACACACGGAACAAGATGCTATGTCTGATATGGCCATGGATCGTGCATACGAATGGTATAACTCTGGACCAAGACAACGTTTACAACCAGGAGGCTCAATCTTAGTTGTTATGACAAGATGGGCAGAAGATGATTTGACCGGAAGATTAATCAAGGCTCAAAAAGAACCTAAAGCAGATAAGTGGAAGTTAATTTCTTTTCCTGCAATTTTAGAATCAGGTAAACCTGTTTGGCCTGAGTATTGGGATTTAGATGAATTAGAAAAAGTAAAAGCATCCTTACCTGTTAGAAACTGGTCTGCACAATATATGCAAGAACCTACATCTGAAGAAGGTGCAATTATTAAAAGAGAATGGTGGAGAGTATGGAAGAAAAAATCTATACCTAATCTTTCTCATGTTATTCAATCTTATGATACTGCATTTAGTGCAAAAGAAACTGCCGACTATTCTGCTATTACAACATGGGGAATATTTTATCCTCAAGAAGATAAGGGTGCCAGTATGATTTTACTAGATGCCATGAAAGGTAAATATGACTTTCCAGAACTTAAAGCTGTTGCTCTAGAACAATATAGATACTGGGAACCAGAGACAGTTATCATAGAAGCTAAAGCTTCTGGTCAACCATTAGCACAAGAATTTAGACGTATGGGTATACCTGTTATAGACTTTATGCCTACAAAAGGTAGGGATAAACATGTAAGGGTAAATGCGTGTGCTCCTGTATTTGAATCAGGATCTGTATGGATTCCAGAGGATGAACACTATGCACAAGATGTTATTGAAGAATGTGCTGCCTTTCCAAATGGTACAAATGATGACTATGTCGACAGTACTACACAGGCTGTGTTAAGATACCGTCAAGGTAATTTTGTTGAAACATTGTCAGACTGGCGAGATACAATGGACAGAATACCAAGAGAATATAAATACTACTAGGAGAACATTATGTTAAAAGGTAAGCAAAAAAAATTAGACGTTAATAAAGACGGTAAGATATCTGGTGATGATTTTGCAATGTTAAAAAATGTAAGAATGCAAAAAAAAGATGCTATGGGTGAAAAAGTTGTTAAAGCCGAATCAGGTAAAATGGTAACTGAAGCCGAAGCTCCAGATCTTGGAGGAATGATGGGGGCACAAGCAGCACCTGAAACATTTGATAGAATTTCTGAAGTAGATACAGCAATGGCTGAAAGAGCAGCTAGAAGACGTCCACTTCCAATGTTACAAGAACCACAACAATTAAAAAAAGATAAATCAATAACTCCAAAAGAGAGAAGAGAAAAAGATATTGCAAAAAGAGCTGAAAAGAAAACGCGCGGTCGTATGCTGCAAGATCCTATGGGTTATAAGCATGGTGGAGCTGTTCGTGGTGGTAGAAAAGAAATTAAAGGTTTAAGACCAGCTAAAATGTTTTAAGGAGAAAAATATGTCAGATTTTGAAAAAAATTTAAAAAAAAGCATTGGAAAATTTCCAGCTACAGGAATGGAAAAAGCTGGACCTGATTTATCAACACCTTCTGATTTTTTAAGTAGAAGAAAAGTTTTAGGAGGAAGCAAAGCTATACTATCAGGTGTATTATCAAAAACTCCAGTTGGCAAAGTAGCTAAAGGAGTCGGAGCCCTTGCAGGTGTTGGAGCAACAGCTAAAGTTGCTTCTGATTTATCTGATGATTTATCTGATGACGAAAGTTATAAAGAGGGAAGAGAAGAAGGAAAAAAAGAAGGATCTGATTTTAAAGAAAAAGTAAAAAAAGAAGTTGGTAAAGTGATAGGTAAAGTATCAGGTGTCATTAATAAAAGTAAAGGTGGCTCAGTTATTGCTCGAGGAAACAAACTTGCTAGATCTAAGCCAACTAGATTGTTCTAATGGGCGACAACATCAGGTTAAGAGGACCACTAGGACTTAAGCAGGATGTTTATGATGATAAGCGTGCTAAAGAATTTAAGAAAATTATTCAATTACCAACTAAAGAATTTATTGCAGAATATTTAGCTAAGTTAGAAGTAGAATCTAAAAAAGAAAAAAATGGTGGGTTTATAGATATGACCAAAGATAAAAAATATTTTAAGGGAATACTATAATGGCTCGAGGCACTTGTTGGGAAGGTTACGAACAAAAAGGTTTTAAGAAAAAAGGAAGTAAGTCTGTTCCTAATTGTGTAAAAGTTGGAACGATGAAAGGTGATATGATTAAGAAACCAGTAAAAGCATATACAGGTAGAGCTGTAAGACAACCTACAGAAACAGATACTGAATTTGAAATCAGACATGAATATCACACACCCTTTAAAGGACCACAAAAAGCATTTCTTGGTTTAGCTGTACAAGCTGCAAAAAAAAGTCCAATGAGTTTAATTGGAGTTGGTGCAGATAAAATTTTAAAAAATTCTGAAACCGCTAGAAGTTTTTCAAGTAATCTAGGTATAGGTGGTAAGATGTTAAGTAATTACTACAGTGATATAGATGATAAAAAAACTGAACAAAAAGCTACAGGACAAGTAGTTGCAAAAGCATATGTTGGTAAATTTATAGATGTTGAACTAGATGGTAAAAAATATTCTAATGCAAGTAAAAAAAATTATTACAAAGGAATGCTCTAATGTCTTCTTTAAAAAAAATTTTAAAAGCTTACAATGAAGCGATACCTAGTAAAAAAACAGGTTTTGGTTTTGATGTTACAAATTTGGTAGGACCAGAAGTATTAGATTCTAGTAAAGGTGATGTTCTTAATGTAGGAGCTCTTTTAGATAGTTCGCAAGAAAAAATAAAACCTGAAGCTTTTATATCAGGACAAAAAGATAATTTAAATGCTTTTTTAAGTAGTGGTGGAAAAGATGATGTAAGTGGTGGACTTGGTTATTTGACAAAAGATAAATCAACAAGCCTTGGATTAGGAGCTAGTAAAAGAGGAGACACTAAAAATGTAATGCTTGGAATTAACTCTCGATTTAATAAAGGTGGCTCGGTAGAATTAAATAAAGGTAAAGATTACATAAAGGATTTAATATGATTAGTAGATTAATACAAGACCTGTTAGGAGACTTAGTTGCAAAGCAAAGAGCTGATACTACTTTGTCACCATCATTTAGAAATTTAAATTTAACATCCCGAGCTCCAACTTCTTCTAATCAGCAACAAACATCTGGTGTACAAGTTATGGATGCAAGCCAAGTTAAGACAATGAAAAAAGGTGGCTCAGTTGTTATAGGTAAAGGTAAAGATTACATAAAAGATTTATTATAATGGATAAGTTAAAAGAATTAAAACAAAAAGTAAAAGACTATAGTGCATTTAAAAAAGTAAAAAAAATGCAAGAACAAGATAAAGAACAATTTTTTAAAGAAAGAGATAAAGAAAGAGAAGAAGAAAATTTTGAAAGATTCAAAGATGATGTGTACGGAGTAGAAGTTAAACAAGGTGGATTAATTCAAGGTAAAGGTAAAGATTACATAAAAGATTTATTGTAGGATGAAAGCTGATGTCAGAATATCAACGAAAGTTAAACGAAGCCTTTGGTGTAGAATCTACAACAGCAGTTCCTGGAGATCCTAAGAAACCAGAAGATTCATCTGGCTTAGGCATTGTAGGAGGACTCGGGGTCCTTGGAGCGACAGGCGCGGGTATTTACGCATTAGCAAAAAAGCGATTACCTGGTGCAAAGATAATTGATGATATCATCACTAAAAAAACACCAGAGCTTCCCGTATCACGAACCACGGAACTACTTAATGATCCAGTTGGAGAAATATTAGAAGTTGTTCCAACTAAATTACAACGAGCAACAGAAGTTGCACCATCACAATACCAACAATACATAGATCAATTTAAACAATTACGTGATGTAAGTAAAACTAAACCCTTAACAGTAGGTGGTAAAAAAGAAAGATTCGGTTCTGCTTTATATGATTACCTTGCACAACATCCTGCTAATAAACCATTACCTGCAGATCAATGGATAAAAGAATTTTCAAACTTTAATAGATTAAGTTCTTACGAGATACCAGTAGCAGGTGCAAAAATTAGAGCATCTATTACTAAAGAAGAATTGTTTGATACTAACATAGCTCAATTTGATAAAGAAGGAAAAGTTGTTGGTGGGTTTTTAAGATTAGCACAAGAAAATAATTTACCAGTATCAAAATTAGATTTAATGCAAATGGTTGAAAAATCACCAGCAGTAAACACTGTCATTAGAAGATTTAAATATCAAAACCCTGAAAAAATAAAAACTGATATTGATTCTTATATTCAAGAAGAACTAAGAATTTACGATGATGCATCAAAAAAGATTAGTGAATATTATGCTGGGCTTCCTTCATCAGAACAAGCAAGAACTGCAACCTCAATCGAAAGAGTTCAAAAAGGAATAATGGATTTAAAAGCTGAATCAGTAGGTGTTAAGGCAAGAGTTGAAAATGCTTTAGAGGGAGGGTTATTACCTGAAAGATTAGCAAAAGATTATTTTACTTCAATAAAGGAAACAGGTAAATCAAATATAGGAATAGGTCGATTAAATCAATTTATTAGAGATGAATTAAGCATTAACCCTGATAAATTTATATCTACAGAAACTTTGACTGCATTAGCAAATAAAGGCAGAGCAACTGCAAGAAATATACAAACACAAATTAATCAAGGATTAACCCCAAGATATGGTGAGCAATTTAGTTACAGAATACAAGGTGCTGAAGATTATTATGAAGATGTTGCTTATATTAAAAAAATTCCATTTGATAAAGATGTTAAACCAGGAACTTTATCTGCACAAAAACATTACGAAGAAGTAGCAGGTGAAACTTTTAAAAATCAAATTTATCACAATAGATATGGAAAGAGATCTTTAGAAGGTAATCCAAATAAAAAAGTATTTGCTATAGATGAAATACAATCTGATATTCAAGCAGTTGCTTTTCCAGCTGATCCAACAAGAACTAAAGTTATAAATCCATTTAATAGTGAACAAGAATTTAATCAAGCGAACGTAGCTTTAAATAATATTAAAGATAAAATGAAAGCTATTACAAGTAAAGGTGCAGCAATTACAGATAAAGATAAAGTTGAATTTAGAAAACTATCTTCTAATTTTGAAGAACTTAGAAAAAAAACTATGAATGCTTCTAATGTTGCTAAAATTAAAGATAGGTATGGTAGAGATGGAGATGTTCCTTATTTACCATTTTTTGACAGATCTTCATATGGTGATCATGCATTAAAACAAACTTTAAAAACTGCAGCAGAAAATAATGTAGAGTGGGTTGTTGTTAATCCAGTTGAAAGATTACATGCATTAAGAAATTTAAGTCCAAGTGGAGATAAACCATTTTATGGCAAACTGGGAGACTGGGAGTTTTATGGTGATGCAGGAGGTAAAGCTGGGAGACTGGGAGTAAGTGCAAAATCAGATAGAGCTGGAGAAACAAAACTTACAAACCCAAAGCAGTTTGCAATTATACCTGATCGTATGAGAGATTTAGCAAGACAATACAATTCTGAAGCAAAAACAATTAATGTATCTTTATCTGATCCTGAAAAACCTTTTAAAGTAATTGAAAAACTTAACTTAGATGAAAAATCAGCAAAAGCTTTAGGTGTTCCAAAACAATTACAACAACAGCATATAGCTGCTTTTAAAACTAAAGAGGAAGCTGTTGCTTGGCAATCTATAACTGGAAAACGTGGTGAAATAGTAAAAATGGAAGCTAATGATCCAAACCTTTATTACCCTGCCTTTGGTATTAAAATTACTGATACAATGAAAGGTACACCCTTTAAACTATACAAAAAAGAGGGCGGTCTAGTCGTTAATATATTTGCATGATACTATAATATTTGCTATAACAAATCACTAAATCATGGCTGAAATAGATAAAAATAATCCAACTCAAGATCCTATCCTAGAAGAAAAAGAAGTCGATATAGAAATTGAAACTCCAACTGAAGAGGGTGAAGTAGAGGAAACTACAGAAGAAACAGAGGAAGATTTTTATAAAAATTTAGCCGAAGATATGGACGATACGATATTATCTCGTATGGCAGGAAGTTTAATTCAAGATTACAGAAAAGATAAAGTTTCAAGACAAGATTGGGAACAGACGTACACACAAGGTCTAGATTTACTAGGGTTTAAATACACAGATCAAACTAGACCCTTCCAAGGAGCATCGGGTGTAACACATCCATTACTAGCTGAGTCAGTTACACAATTTCAAGCACAAGCTTACAAAGAATTATTACCACCTGAAGGACCTGTAAGAACACAGGTTGTTGGAGCTGCAACTCGTGAAACTGTAGAACAAGCAAAAAGAGTTGAGAATTTTATGAACTACATGTTGATGGAGGAAATGCAAGAGTACACTCCAGAGTTTGATCAATTGTTATTTTATTTACCAATATCAGGATCTACATTTAAAAAAATTTACTATGATGAAATAATGCAAAGAGCAGTTGCTAAATTCATTCCCGCGCAAGATTTGGTAGTGCCTTACTATGCAACAGATTTAAAAGATTGTGAAAGAATTACTCATATTATAAAAATGAGTGACAATGAAGTTCTTAAAAAACAAAGAGCAGGATTTTATAGAGATATAGAATTATCAGTTAAGAGACCAGAAGATAGTAGTTTAAAACAAAAATTAGATGAGATTGAAGGTGTTAAACCTGCTGGAGATACAGAGTTTCAACATAACATATTAGAAATGCATGTTGATTTAGATTTAGAAGAATATGAAAAAAATCCAGACAGAACTAAAAAAAATAAAAATATTAAAATTCCTTACGTTGTAACGATTGATGAAGGCTCTCAAGAAATTTTATCTATCTATCGTAACTATAGTCCTGAAGATGAATTAATGAAAAGAACAGAATATTTTGTTCATTATAAATTTTTACCAGGTTTAGGGTTTTATGGTTTTGGATTAATACATATGATAGGTGGATTATCACGAACAGCAACCTCAGCATTAAGACAATTACTTGATGCAGGTACTCTAGCTAACTTACCAGCAGGATTTAAATCACGAGGCATAAGAATTCGTGATGATGACCAACCTTTTCAACCCGGTGAATTCAGAGATGTTGATGCACCAGGTGGAAATATTAAAGATCAGTTTCAACTTTTACCATTTAAAGAGCCAAGTCCAACTTTATTTCAACTTTTAGGCTTCTGTGTACAAGCTGGACAACGTTTTGCATCCATTGCAGACATGCAATTAGGTGAAGATAGTGCAAATCGAGCTGTTGGAACAACAATTGCACTCTTAGAACGTGGTTCAAGAGTCATGTCAGCCATTCATAAACGAATTTATTACACAATGAAGCAAGAATTTAATCTTTTAGCTGATGTTTTTGCAACTTATTTGCCTCCGGTCTATCCTTATGCAGTTACAGGAGCAGATCGACTTGTAAAAGTAGAAGATTTTGATGATAAAGTTGATGTTATCCCAGTTGCAGATCCAAATATTTTTTCAATGGCTCAAAGATTTACACTTGCTCAAACACAATTACAAATTGCACAGTCAAATCCGCAAATGCATGACCTAAGAGAAGCATATAGACGTGTTTATGAAGCAATTGGCACAAGAGAAATAGATTTATTGATGCCACCACCACAGGAACCATTTGCACAAGATCCTGCATTAGAGAATGCGAGAGCATTAAAGATGGAATTATTAAATGTTTTTCCAGAACAAGACCATGATGCACATATCGCGGCTCACGGGGCATTTATTCAAAGTAGAATGATACAAATTAACCCTATGGTGTACGCATTATTACAAGGACACATATCAGATCACATTTCATTTAAAGCACAAGGAGAAGTTGGTGCAATGATTGCTGAATCTGAGGAAATGAATATGATGGCTAAACAAGATCCAGCAGGATTTGAAATACAATTTAATTCTATGGTTGCAAAACGAATTGCAGAATTAACAACACAGCTTATTCAAGCAGAAGGTGGTACACAACAACAAGATCCACTAGTAGCTTTGAAACAAAGAGAATTAGATCTTAAAGCTATGGACATTCAAAGAAGAGCCCAAGAAACTAAACAAGATTTAGAACGTAAAGAAATAGAACTTGAAGAAAAATATGATATTGAAAGAATGAAAATGGAAAATCAAGAAGAACAAGCAGCTGAAAGAATGAAAGTTGCTAAAGATAAATTAAAACTTCAAGAACAATCTTTAAGAGCTAAACAAAATGAACCAAAGAAAAAAGGTTAAACTTCCTGGTAAAAGATTTGGTCCACCTCCTAAAAAAGGTCCTGCTTCTCAAGGAATGAAAACGGGTAAATATATTTCTAGACAAAACAAAAATAAATAGTATATATCTTCTTAAAATAACGGAGATATATGATTCAACAAACATACGATAAGTTAACAAAAGAACAAAAACTAATATTTCTTGCAGGAGTATTTGAAGGGGAAGGATCTTTTGGTTTTTGGGGAAAAGAACAAAAAAATAATAGATACCTTAGAGCACAAGTAAGAATGACTGATGAAGATATTGTAGTTAGGTTTATAGATTATTTTAAGTTAGGCTCTGTTAGTGCACACACACCTAAAAAAAATCACCTAAAGAAATCATGGAAATGGACTGTAGCTGGAGATAAAGCAATGGTTGTGATGTTGCAAATGGCTCCATATCTTGGTATAAGAAGAAAGGAGAAATTTGAACAATGTTGCCAATCTTACAAGCAGTTGCCCCACTTGCGAAAATCTTATTTAACACAGTTGATAAAGCAGTCGCCGATAAAGACCTTGCCGCTAAATTAAAAACAGATCTGCAAACGCAGATGTTGCAATCTCATACACAAGAATTAACAGCAGCAGCAAAAATTATTGAAGCTGAAGCAAAAGCTGGATGGTTCGCATCTAGCTGGAGACCTTTATTAATGTATGTATTAATATTTATATTAATATGGAATTATGTATTAGGGCCAGTAATTTTATTTTTCTTCAAAGCTTCTATAACTATAACTCTTCCCGGTGATGTTTGGACACTTCTTCAAATTGGTCTCGGAGGGTATGTCGTAGGTCGCAGCGCGGAATCAGTAGCTAGAACTATGGCTAACAAATCACAACCTAAAGAACAAGAAAACGGATAATGTTATTTAATTTCATTAAAAAGTTTTCATCTTGGTTAGATCATTGGATTTGGAGACAAGAATTAAAGTTAAGAAACAAAAGAAATAATGGCTAAAACAATTTTAGTCACAGGTGCAGCTGGATTTTTAGGCTCACATATCTGTAAAGAATTACTTAATAGAAAATACGAAGTGCTAGGTGTCGATAATCTATTGGGTGGAGATAAAGAAAATATTCCCTTTTTAGATAATTTCTATAAAGCTGATTGTTCTGATTTTCAAAGAATGCTTAGAATAACTCAAGGCATAGATGTATTGTTTCATTGTGCCGCGACCGCGCACGAGGGACTGTCTGTATTTTCTCCTTATACAATTACACAAAATAATATTATGGCAACGGTAGGTGTTGCAACAGCTGCTATTCAAAACGGTGTGAAAAGAATTATCTATTGTTCTTCTATGGCAAGATACGGAGATCAACAAAGTCCATTCACAGAAGATATGCCAACTAAACCTGTAGATCCATATGGTATATCCAAAGTTGCTGGAGAAGAAATATTAAAAACGTTATGCAAAGTTCATGGTGTTGAACTAGTAATAGCTGTTCCACATAACATTATCGGACCTAAACAAAAATATGATGATCCATTTAGAAATGCTGTATCTATTTTTATTAATAGAATGTTACAAGGTAAACCTCCAATCATTTATGGAGATGGTATGCAGACTAGATGCTTCTCATATGTAGATGATTGTTTAAGTTCATTGATTAAAATGGTCGAAGATCCGTCAGTCGTGGGCCAAGTCATTAACATAGGTCCTGATGAAGAATTTGTTACTATTAAAGAAGTTGCTGAGACGTGTGCCAATCTTATTGGTTTCAATGGAGAGTTTGTTTATGTTCCAGATCGTCCACAAGAAGTTAAACATGCTACGTGCTCTTCTGATAAAGCAAGAAAGCTTCTAGGTTATAAGACAATGACTAATACGAAAGAAGGTATTAGAAAAACTTATGAATACATCAAGGAACACGGACCACGGGCCTTTCAATATCATCTAGACATAGAGATTATAAATGATAAAACTCCAAGTACATGGACAAAGAAACTAATTTAAATCACGTATTTTGTTTTGTAAGTTCTGCTAACACAGAAGAATTTTCAGCTTTAGCATTAGAGTCATTTTTTAATAAAACTAAATTAGAAAAAGGGGATATATTTGTATTTGTTAATAATGATGGTACAAATTCTTTTAGAAAACAATTTCCAATAGATGTTTATATAAATAATAAAACTCCTAAATCTTGGGCAACAAATTTTAACAAAGGTTTAAGAATAGCTAAAAAACTTAAGAAACATTTTGTAGTTATTACTAACGATATCATATTTACCGACAATTGGTTTGAACCGTTAAAACAAAGAAATGATGCAATACTCATACCTGCTTGCAATATAAACTATTTATATACTTCAGCAGAATTTAAAACTTCTCCATGTATGCAACTTAATGAATATATTGGTAAAGAAAAAAATTTAGAAGAAATTGTAAAATTTCATCAACAAAACTTTAAATTTGATGATTTAAAAGAAAGAATATTTATGCAACTATATCTAGGAAGAATACCTTATCAAGTACATGATGAAATTGGTTACTTTGATTATTACTTTTCTAATTGTGGTGGTGAAGATATGGATTATAGAATAAGGTGTGCCATAAAAGGTTATAAAACAATGATAGCAAATCATTCACTAACTTTACATTTTCATGGTAAGTCTAGTTGGGATGGTAATGAGACTACTGAACAAGAAAGAATTAGAAGAGAACAATATCTTGAAAGAGGTATAAAAAAATGGGGAGAAGACTTAAATGAAATCTTTATTAAGGGTACTAATGCTAAAGAATGGGCTTATAAATTAGGTCTCCAGAAGGAATTTGACAGTGGTGAATCCTATAATATTATAAGAAAACTTAAAAATAATTATGCTTGATATAGGAACACTACAAATCATCAAGAATTACATCAAAAAACGCATCGATGAAACCAAGCAAGACATGTGCTATGGTATAGACACCCTCGACAGGCTCCACTATGCTAAGGGCAAGCTCAGTGCTTTAGAAGTGCTGCTTCAGGATCTTAAAGACCTGCTAAAAAAAGAGGAGAATGTCGATGACGATAATAACACCTGATAAGGAACTCATCCTTCCTAAAACCGATGATACCGAACAAGAAGGTATTAAAATCCCTACAGACCCAGAAGGTATAAAAAAATATTTAGATTGCTTACCCGATCCAGTTGGGTATCGAATGTTAGTTAGACCTTATTCTGGAAGGAGTAAGACTGATGGGGGAGTTATACTTACACAACAAGCACATGAAACTATTCAAATGACAACAGTCATTGGTTTAGTAATTAAAATGGGATCTCTTTGTTATAAAGATAAAGATAAATTCCCTGAGGGCGCGTGGTGTAAGCAAGGTATGTTTATCATGTATGGTAGATATGCCGGCTCAAGATTCAAAACAAAATATGGTGAACACCGTATTTTAAATGATGACGAGATTATAGGTATTGTTAGGAAACCGTCAGACGTTCTTCATCTATACTAAGGAGATAAAAAATGGTTGAAGAAAATAAAAGGCAACCTGAGGTTGAATTAGACTTGGATGATGTTAAAGAAACAGACGTTCAAGTAAAAGAACAATCTAAGGATGCAAAGCAAGAAAACAACCTTAATGTTGGTGAAGTGGATCTTGGATACACTGGTCATGATAATAAAAAAGAAGAAAAATCACAAATCATAATCGAAGAACAAGAAAAACCTACACAAGTTAAAGTTGAAAAAAGAAAAGAAGAAGACCCAGATGATTTATCAAATCTATCTGAAGGTGTTCAAAAAAGAATAGATAAGCTAACTCGAAAATATCGTGAATCTGAACGTAGAGAACAAGCAGCGTTAGATTATGCGAAAGCGTTACAGAAAAAATACAATGAGTTTGAAATAAAGTATGATTCTGGAGAAGAACTTTATATTAAAGAATATGAAGCTCGAATTGATGCTCAAAGAGAACAAGCTAAAATAAAACTTAAGGAAGCTACTGAAGCTCAAGACTCTACTAAAGTTATGGAGGCGACTGATGAGCTTACAAGACTTGCTGTTGAGAAAGAAAAAGCAAGAATTAGAGTAGCTGATAGAGAACAAAGGCTTAAACAGGTTAAGGAAAAACCACCTGAAACTTTTGTTCAACCTCAAGCTAATAATGAACAAGTTCCGCAACAACCTAGTGAAAAAGCTAGGAATTGGGCTCAAAAAAATACTTGGTTTGGTAATGATAAAATCATGACAAATGCAGCTTTCACCATTCATGAAGACATAGTGGGCATGGGTGTTGAAGTTGAGAGCGATGAGTATTATAATGAGATAAACAAACGTATGACGGAATCTTTCCCTCATAAATTTGTACAAGAACAAAGAAAACCCGTTCAGACTGTTGCTTCCGCTGGAAGAAAACAAGAAGGACGCAGAACTGTGAGACTCACCAAATCACAGGTGGCTATTGCCAAAAAATTAGGGGTGCCACTAGAAGAATACGCTAAATACGTGAAGGAGGCTAATTAGTATGAGCGATAAAAATAAAAGAACTTCACGCGCGTCTGAAGAAGTTAAACAAACAAGGAATAAACCTTGGACGCCACCATCATCTCTGGATGCACCACCTGCGCCAGACGGCTTTGTCCATAGATGGATTAGAGTCGAGTCAATGGGTTTTCAAGATACTGCAAATGTATCGAAGAAAATGAGAGAAGGTTGGGTATTTGTAAAATCTGAAGAGATTAAAAATCAAATCGGAGAACATAATTATCCAGTTATCCATGACGGCAGATACGCAGGGTTGATCGGGGTTGCTGGCCTAGTGTTGGCTAGGATACCGGAAGAGATTGTAAAATCGCGCGCAGAGTATTTTAAAAGAATTACTCGAGACAGAATTACAGCGATTGATCACGATCTGATGAAGGAACAACGACCGGAGATGCCTATTAATATTAGTAGACAATCTCGCGTAACTTTTGGTGGTGGACGTAAGTCATAATTTTTTGACAAAAGTCGACCACTGTATAAAAACTTAACAAGGAGAAAATAAATATGCCAAACGTAGTTGAACAATATGGTCTAAGACCATCTAGACAACTTAACGGAAGCCCATTTATTAACGCTCAAAACCGTTACAGAATTGCTGCAAACAACTCTACAGCAATATTTCAAGGAGACCTAGTAAAACCACTAGACTCTGGAAATATTTCAAGAGCTGTTGCAAATACTTCTGATACAGTTATAGGTGTTTTTAATGGTTGTTTTTATACAGATCCAACAACTCAGAAGCCAACTTTTTTAAACTATTATCCAGGCTCAGTTAATGCCAGCGATATTATCGCTATGGTTATTGATGGACCGAATACAGTTTTTGAAGTGAAAGCAAACGCTACTTTTGTAGTTGCAGATTTGTTTAAAAACTTTTCCATAACAAACGTAACAGGATCAACACAAACAGGGATATCAAAAGTAACCCTAGATGTGTCTAATTCTGGTACAGCAGGAACATATGTGGTTCAAGCAATTGATATATCACAAGATGTGTTTAACAGTGATGTTAACGTATCATCCAATGTTGGAGTTCTTGTTAGAATTAACAATCACTTTTTCCGTCAAGGCGGAACAGGTCTATAATAGGAGAATAAATTATGGCTATATCACGTTCGCAACTAGTCAAGGAACTAGAGCCAGGATTGAATGCACTATTCGGCCTGGAATATAACAGATATGACAATGAGCATGCTGAAATCTTTATAACAGAAACTTCTGATCGAGCTTTCGAAGAAGAAGTAATGTTGTCTGGTTTTGCAGCAGCAGCAGCTAAAAGTGAAGGTGCTCCAGTAGTGTTTGACGATGCTACAGAAGCGTACACTTCAAGATATACTCACCAAACATTTGCACTAGCATTTGCGATAACTGAGGAAGCAATTGAAGATAACCTTTACGATAGACTTGCAGCTAGATACACTAGAGCATTAGCTAGATCAATGTCGCAAACTAAACAACAGATTGCGGCTGACGTTCTAAACAATGCTTTCAATTCAGGTGTAACTGGTGGTGATGGTGTGGAGCTTTGTGCTACAAACCATCCATTAGCAAACGGTGGTACGTTCTCAAACGAACTTGCTACACCTGCTGATTTGTCAGAAACTTCATTAGAGCAATCATTAATTGATATTGCGGCTTTTGTAGACGAAAGAGGTTTAAAAATAGCTCTTCAAGGAAATAAATTGATTATTCCAAAAGAATTACAATTTACTGCTGAGAGAATTTTAAAATCACCTCTAAGAGTTGGTACAGCTGACAATGATATTAATGCAATCAAAAATATGGGAATGATTCCACAAGGTTATAGAGTTAATCACTTTTTAACTGACACGGATGCATTCTTCATAATGACTGATGCTCCAAACGGTTTAAAACACTTTGTAAGATCGCCAATTAAAACAGCGATTGAAGGTGATTTTGACACTGGTAACGTAAGATTTAAAGCTAGAGAAAGATACAGCTTCGGCTTTTCTGATTCTAGAGGAATCTTCGGATCACCAGGAGTATAAGAAATTAATATACTGGGGCGTATTTACGCCCCAGTATTTTTAAGGTAAAATCTTTTTATGAAATCAGATGTAAAACCAGTCATATGTGCAAGCACATCAAGTAATGCAATATTATTTGCAGGTCCTACAAGATTAAGAGGATTTATGATCCAATCTACAGGAAGTTCTGGTGCTGCAATCATTAATGGTTTAGCAAATGTTACAACTATTAGTAGTTCAACTAACACACAAGTTTATATTCCAATCCAAGTTCCAGCAGGTGGAACAGAAACATTAAATCTTCCAGAAGACGGAGTTTTATATGCTGGAAGAAATGGCACAGGCATCATTGATGGTATTGGTGTAACATCAAATATAAGTTCTTTAACTATTACTTTATTTATAGATAAATAATTATCATGCCTATTGTAAAATTTGGCACTCTTGCAGATTTTGAACAAGATATGTACGGTTTGAAAAATCAAACTGGTTTAAGAGTTAAACCTAAAAGTATAAGTTTAACTGAAGACGAAGAATCAGAAGAATCAGATAAAAATAAAAATTCAAAAATATTAATGGCTAATCTTGGAATGATGGTTGGTTATGAAAAAGG